AGGCAAATATAAAACAGACCCTAATACTGGCATGATACTAACTAAAGAACAGTTAGGTGACGAGAACCCGTTCATTACTAGCGCGGCTAAAGGCACGGTAAAGCTAGAAGATGCATTACAAAAGCTACAAGATGACAGAGGTGGTGTTGTATATGATATAAATAACCCAGAAGACAGAGAAAAAGTATCACAGATAATAGCAGAAGAAGCACAAGTTGCTATGGAGCGTGATGACAGTGCGGTTGGATGGTATGACCGTACATTAAAGTTATCTAAGAAAGTTATGGGTGTGGCGCACCCAGAGATAGATAAGAACAATCCTGCGTACAATGCCGATAATGAAGCAGCTTTTGATTTTGCATTGGCAATTACTTCTAATGGTTTAGCTATTATACCTAATTTTAAGTTAGCTACGCAACAATATGAAAATTGGTTAGAGACAGGTACGTTTAAAGAAGAAGGTAAAGATGCAGGCGTAGTCAAAGCATTTACAGCTTACAATATGATGAAAGAAACAATGTCTGACACAGATATAACAGAGTTTCTTAATGCAGACTTTACATTTGGAGAGCTTAAACAATTACCATTAATAAAAGAACTTGGCATCAATATGTCAGGAGAAAATGTTAATACAATAGTTAAGGGTTCACAAATATTTGGACCAAAAATTGGCGGTGCATTTTATCAAAATCTAAGAGGTAACTATGATGCATTGACTATGGATAGATGGTTTATGAGAAACTTTAATAGAGTTAGATTGTTAGATGCAGTTGAAACAGTAAAAGAATCTAGAAACAATTTTCTTATTAATGCTATAGAAAACGCAAAAGAAGAAGCAAATGTAGATATAATTAATGAAGCTACTGCTTCTGATCTGGCCGCAGCTTTAGACAAGCAGTATCAAAATATTTTTAAAAGAACACCAAAAGCATTAAGAGAAGAAAAAACAGAACTTGATTTAGCGGCACAAAGCCTTAATAGAAATGAAAACGTACAAGTTGTTGAATCTCCTAGAGGTGGCAACGATAGATTTCTTATGCGTCAAACTATTAACAGAGCTAGAGAGATACTTGCTGGTAATGGAATATTTATATCTAATGCTGATATACAAGCGTTACTTTGGTATGCAGAAAAAGATTTATTAGAAGCGTATGGCGTAAGAAAAGGTCAAGGACTTAAAAATGATTATGTTGATGGTGCAATATCCGTACTTAGAGAAAGAGGAATAGAAAATGAAAAAATCGCAGAAGCACTCCCCGATGCAGAGAGAATCAGACTCGATAGTGACACAAATACCGAAGCAAAGATTGCAGGAGTTTTTAACCCAAATGATATCACTACACAAGAAGAAGCAGATGGAGACATCAACCAAGAAGTAGAAGAATATGATGTTACTGAAAATGCAACAGAACAAGAAAAAACAAAGTTAGCTGATTTACATGAGCAAATAGATAACTTTAACAGAAAGTTTTCTGTTAGTCCTAATCCAAATAAGGTTATTAACGTTCCACTTGCAGACCCTTCTACTAATATATTTAAAAATAAATTCTACTATGGCACTGTAAAGGGCCCACGGGGAAGCACGGTAGGAGTTGTGTTAACAGAAGGTTTTCATGAATATAAAGGAACTGATGCTAGAGGCAATCCTATATACAGTGGTGAAGGGATGGCACATATACTTGGTGAAAGAGGAAGAAAGCCATCAAGAAAAGATGAGTTGCTTACGCCTACAGAAGAAGGTAACTGGTTAAAATTTAAAGATGTTGAGACTGCTATATACGAAATGCTTAAAGCATATCATTTTAGAAATGGTGTAAGAGAAAAGTTTGATGGCAAGTCTACAGACAAAGTTCTTGTTTGGGACAAAGCAAGGATTGCAGGTAAAAACAACAAAGAAAAAAGTTTAGCTTTAGTATTAAAGTATAAACCAGATACATATCTAGATAGTTCTAAAAATTATGTGCCTGTATATGTTGTTAATACTACTTTTATTGAAGATTCAGACAGAAGACTTGGTATGGAAAGGTCTAACTCCGTTGCCGCAATGCCAACCACAGATTCTACACCAGACTCTGATCAAATTGTACAAGATGTAGAAGCAAAAAGGCTTAACATACAATATAATAATTTGTCTAAGATATTAGCTAAGATTGTATCTAAGGTAACATTTGGAAAAATAGAAAAAGAAAAAGCACAAAAAGAAGCAGAAAAGATACTTATCAAGTTTCAAGATGCCATGTTACCAGTAGGCGATATGTTAGATGAACTTAAAAGAAAAGGTTTTACTATTGCCGATGCATTAGACACTTACATGCAAGAAGAGTTGTTTCATGGTAGAGCAGGAGCAAAAGTAGAAAAGGTACAAAAAGAATTATTTGAGCCTATGTCAGAGACTATAAAAGAGATAAATATATCTGATGCCCAGTACTCTCAGTTAGAATCAATAAGTAACTTTTTTAAGATAGCAAAAGAACAGTACATAGATAAAAGATTGGCAGTTGCAGATGCTATCCTTTATGCAAGGCATGCGAAAGAAAGAAACAGTTACATAAATAAAAATAAATCTGATAGCAAGAATCAGGGTAGTGGTATGGCGGACACTGAAGCAGACGCCATAATTAATTGGTTATCTACGCTTAATGCCACAGAACAAGGTAAAATCGCTAGAATAGAAAACCTTGCAAAAGATATTGTAGCAAACACAAATCAACAGCGTCTTGAAAGTGGCTTGATTAAGCCTGAACTTTTAGACTCAAACTTTAAATCAAAAGTATATGATAATTATGTTCCATTAAGAGGAGATATTGAGTCAGAGGTAGAGACCGATGAAGACTTAATGGGTAAGCCAAGAATGACTACCAACTTGTTTGGTGCAGCGGGTAAGGAAGACCGGTCAGCCACAGGGCAGACAAACTATGCAGAAAATATAATTGCTTCATTAATGGCACAAAATCAAAGGTCAATAGATAGAGGTGAGCGAAACAAAGTAGGCAGGTCTTTTGTGGACCTACTAAGAGGCCAAGAAGAACAAGCTGATGGAAGCTTTGCTATCAACGATGCTTTAGCAGTAGATATGAGTGAAATAGCTGAGATAGTTACAGATACAAGTAATTTAAGACCAGAAAACATATTAACTATAAAAGAGAACGGTGTAGAAGTTAAGGTTAACTTTAAGGACAAAAGAATTGGTAGAGCATTAAAGGGTCATCTTACACCTGAAAGCGTTGGCAAGTTTACTAAAGCTCTTGGTAAGATGAATAGATACTTATCTAGTATTAATACTACATACAATCCATCATTTGTTATTCCAAACTTTGCAAGGGATTTACAGGCAGCTGGTGTAAACATGCAACAGTATGATCAAAAAGGTATGACTAAAGAAGTTCTTACTAGTGCGCTATCTGCAGTCAAAGGTATTGCGGCTGTTTTACGAGGTGGTAAAGAAACATTTTGGTCAGCAGAATACAACAAGTTTGTAGAAGCTGGTGGAAAGAACGCCACTAACCAGATGGGCGACTTACAAGATCAGATTAATAATATTGGCAGTATCTTAGGAGATATATCCGATACAGGTATTAAAGGTAAATTAGGTTTAAATAAAAATGGATTTACAAGAAAGTTATTAAATTTCTTAGATGACTACAACACTGCAGTTGAGAATGGTGTTCGTGTAGCAACATTTACTTCATTAGTTAAGCGTGGTGTTTCTCCAGCCCGGGCTGCACAAGCAGCAAGGAACGTAACTGTGAACTTTGCCAAAGGTGGTGAAAACAAAACATTAATGAATTCTTGGTACTTGTTTTACAATGCATCCCTTCAGGGATCAATGGCGCTTATTAACGCTGCGGCTAAATCAAGCAAGGTAAGAAAAGTTTGGGCGGGTTTGGTTGTCTACGGCATCATGCAAGATCAGATCAATTCACTATTATCTGGAGATGAAGATGAAGATGGTATTAAAGATTATGATGAATTACCTAGATACGTTCTAGAGCATAATTTAATTTTACCTACGTTTGGTTTAGCAAATGATAAATTTATACAGATACCTTTATCTTATGGATTAAACTTAGCTACCAACTTTGGCAGAGCTTTAAGTAGAACTGCAAGAGGAGAATATACTGCAGGCGAAGCCTCAAGAACTATATTTGGAACTGCATTTGAATCTATTAGTCCTTTTGGTGGATTTGATAATATGTATAACTTAACTGCACCTACAGTCTTAGACCCATTCGTAAGTTTGGCTATCAACGAGGATTATAAAGGAGACCCAATATTTAAGGAAAGTCCTACCTTTGCTTCTAGACCTACACCAGACAGTCAAGCATACTGGTCTAATACAAGTTCTATAGCTAAAGGAATAGCAACATCAATAAACAGTTTGACTGGTGGAGATCAAGTTGAAAGTGGCTTTATAGACTTCAGTCCAAACACTATGGAATTTTGGTTTGACTACTTAGCAGGTGGTACTGGTGCTTTTGCTCAACGCTCACTAGAAGCACCTTTCTCTATAATTGATGCTCTCAGAGGGGACTTTGAAGGCGATATAATGAGGGCAATACCACTAGTTAGAAAGGTAGTAATAAGTCCTAGTGAAAGAGAAGATGTAGGAAATTATTTAGAGAATAGACAAGACCTATACACGATACTTGCTAGAATAGACCTAGCTAAGAAGTCAGGAGATGGTCAAGAAGTAAGAAGTCTGTTCACGAGATATAAAGATGAACTCAGAATAGCAGGAAGAATAAAGGCTATAGATAATGCCAGAAATAGATTATTAAGACAGATAAAAGAAATAGATGGCAACCCAAGAATACCAGAAGAAACAAAAACAAACCTAAAAAGACTTAGAAGAGAAAAGATTAATGATCTTATGAGACAAGGTTTGATACTAATGAGAACAGTTGGCTTTAAAAAAGCAGGCTAAAAGTTAGTGATACAATAGGCAAATTGTTCGCAGCAGGTCTACAGGTATAAACACAAAGACAAAGTAATTTAACAATTTCTAAAAGTTAACGTTAACAGTAGTAATTCATTACGCAGCCATTTGGGAAAAGTGATTTGGTAATACTATGTATGTAGAACAAAGGGGTACAACCATTGTTTTAAGATGGTCTTGAACTAGGGTTCTAGCGACCACCTTGCAACAATGAAATTGTTTTAACTTGAGGTTTCTTCACTAGCTAATGCAGAGTATCCACAGATATCCACATAGCTATCTTCATGATTGGGAGTTTCGATTAGTCTTGATAGCTTTACTACTATCATACATTGATAAACTTGCTCTACAGTAATTTCTTTCTTTAGAATTACAGACCACATTTTAGCTATGCGTTCATGATTTTCATGTGCATCTCCATATGAGTTTGCTCTGTCTCCCATAATAAGGTCTCTAGCTTTATTTAGTGTTTTTTTTCTCTTCTTCATCTTGATCCTCCAAGTAATCTTCTATGTTTAAAATAGTATGCTGATTGATATATATAGGGGTGTCTTCGCCTACCCACGACCCAATTACGTTGTAATCAAAGTATTCTATAGCATCATCTTCTGTCATGTGATTGTCATGCATAAGTATTAATATGCATTTATCATAATCATATATAGCAACTTGCTTTCTTCCAAAAGCACTTATTGTTGTGCCTACAAAGGCATCTTCAAAGCTATCTGCTAGTCTCATTTTATTCTCCTATAAATTTAAAATGTTTTAAATCAAAGTGGCACATAGGTTCTTGATCTTGCCAATCATTTCTGTCTGATCTTCCACCTTGTTTAATCTGGTGATGACTAAAAAAATCAAGATAACCTATTCTGTCTGTCCACGATACAATTAGTATTGGGGTAGTATTTGTTTCTTTCCCAAGTCTTCTAGCCTCTAAGACTTTTGCTAAAGATATTATATATGTTGGGAATGTTCCGAAATTATGTGTTCTGCATTTTACTTCTGCAAAGCCAACTAATTTCTCGTTACGATACATGGCATAATCTAATTTGTATGACATGGGTAGTTTAAAAGAAGCTACGTTCCAACGACCTGAAACGTAGCCTATAACATTTTTTTCTGATCTAAGGTTATCAACAGTTTCGTATAAAACACGCATAAGTTAACGTTAACCTTTTGATCTCTTGCTCTCTACCCATTGAGCAATCTCTTCTTTTTTAAATATATGTTTTATCCTTTTGTCAGTCTTTAATATTTCAAAGCTTTTAGGAAAGTTCTCTTTTTCATCTTTCATAAGTCTTCTAACTAAACTACTGCTCAAAGATAAATACTTTGCAACACCATCTACTGTTAAAAAATCAGAAGATATGTCTGCGTTATTTTCATTTTTGGATATCGACATTTTCTTCCCTATTATCTGGTGTCCCATCTTCGTTAACTTTAACCATAACAACCATGTATCTTGATCCAACCCAATCTTTGTGTAAATCTGGAGGAACATCATTAGGGTGTATGGTTAATCTTATA